AGGGTCTCTTTTTTTATGATAAATAACTTATATTTACCGTTGTTTCATGCCTGTAGAAAGGATCAGTAGGGGATTTAAGGACATTAGCATGTCTTTTGAGGTAAACCCTATTAATGATGACCTAATTTCTGTTAAAAATAGGACTGCAATTGCACGTTCTATTAGAAATTTAGTGCTAACAGTGCCAGGTGAGCGTTTTTTTAATCCAGATTTGGGTTCAAGGATCACTGAAATACTATTTGATACCCTTGATGAACTTTCTGCATCATCTATTAGAGATGAAATTGAAGAAACCATCATAAAATATGAACCAAGAGTTAAATTAGACAATGTAAATGTGAAACCTAACTATGATAACAATGAATTTGATGTTACTATTACCTATGATATCATAGGAATTGATGCTTTATCACAACAATTAAACTTTGCACTACAGTCAACAAGATAAATGGCATTAGTAAATTTTACAAATCTAGATTTTGATCAGATAAAGACCTCACTTACTGATTATTTAAGGGAAAATTCTGATTTTACTGATTATGATTTTGAAGGATCTAATCTTTCTAACATAATTGATGTATTAGCATACAATACTTACATCTCCTCATACAATGCTAACATGGTTAGTAATGAGGTTTTCATAGATAGTGCTACTTTGAGAGAAAATGTAGTAGCATTAGCAAGAAATATTGGTTATACACCCAGATCAAGGACTGCAGCAAAGGCAATAATATCATTTTTTGTAGATACAAGTGGTTTTACTACTAAACCTGTCACACTAACACTTAAAAAAGGCATTGTAACCACTTCTGCATCTGTCTTTGGGTCAGAAAGTTACTCTTTTTGCATACCAAGTGACGTAACAGTGCCTGTAGTTGATCAAATTGCCACTTTTAACAATGTTACAATCTATGAAGGTACATATTTAACCACAAATTTCACTGTTTCATCAGAAACACCTGCTCCACCATCAAGATATACCTTAGATAATCCAAATATTGACACTTCTACCCTTGAAGTTATTGTAAGAGAAACTCAATCTAGCACTTCTTCTAAAAAATATGTATTTTCTGACACTTTAATAGAAGTTACCTCCTCTTCTAGGGTATATTTCCTTCAAGAAATTGAAGATCAGAGATATGAACTCATTTTTGGTGATGGAGTCTTTGGAGAAAAGTTAAAATCACTGAATTATATTGAAGTTTCCTATATTACTAGTAGTGGAGAGGCAGCAAATGGAGTTTCTTCCTTTAATTTCAATGGAAGAATTGTAGATAACAATAATAACCTTGTAAGTACAGGAATTTCACTACTTTCTACTGTAAATGAGTCTGTAGGAGGCAAAGAAATTGAATCTGTAGACTCTGTTAAGCGTTTTGCACCTAAAATTTACTCTACATTCAATAGAGCAGTTACTGCAGGTGATTATGAAGCACTAATTCCTAAAATTTACCCAGAAACTGAGTCAGTTTCAGTTTTTGGAGGTGAAGAATTAAATCCACCACAGTATGGAAAGGTTTTTGTCACTATAAAGCCATTTTATGGACCTTATGTGCCAGATTCCATCAAAAATAACCTTAATACTCTTTTGAGGAAGTATTCTGTTGCTGGAATTGTCACTGAAATACTAGATCTCAAATATTTGTATATTGAATCTCATATTAATGCATATTATAACCCTAATTTAGCAGCAGACTCTAGTTCTGTTAAAACTGTAATATTAAACAATATTACTAAGTATGCAGATTCTTCTGAAATGAATAAATATGGAGCAAGATTTAAATATAGTAGATTCCAAACTATTATAGACAATAGTAATGATTCTATAACTTCTAATATCACTAAAATTGAAATTAGAAGAGATATGAAACCTACTTTAAATAGAAATGCAGAATATGAGTTATGTTTTGGTAATTCTTTTTATATAAAGAGTGGTGATGGATATAATATTAAATCATCTGGATTTACTGTATTTGGAATGGCTGATACTGTTTATTTGAGTGATATTCCAACTGACAATAGAGTTGGCAAATTATTTTTGTTTAAATTAGATGGGAGAAATTCTCCAACAGTGGTAACTAGTAATATAGGTACTATTGATTATGAAAGAGCTGAGATTTTATTAAAACCTATTAATATTACAGGAACTTCTAAAAAAGTACAAGATATACCAATTATAGAAATATCTGCATGTCCACAGTCTAATGATGTTGTTGGATTGCAAGATCTTTACTTACAATTGGATATTAATAACAGTACTGTAGATATGGTTGCAGATAGTATCACTTCTGGTGAAAATACTGCAGGTAATCTTTATACAGCAACATCTAGCTATATGGTTGGTAATATAGCTAGATTAACTGAAGAAGAATCTGTAAATACTACCCTAACTTCCTCAGATACATATATCTTAGGGTCTCCTACATCATTACCATATTAAACTTCCCATAAGGATAAATGCTAGAAAATACAAGAGTCAAAATTAGTACAGTTGTAGAGAATCAACTGCCAGATTTTATAAAAGCGGATTTTCCTCTTGCTGGTGAATTTTTAGCACAATATTATACTGCCTTAGAGGGTCAGGGGTCTACTTTAGACGTTTTACAGAATATTGACAAATATATTAAAGTTGATGAACTAACTGACCTTATAGATTCTACATCTTTATCTACTAATGTAGGAATTGCTGATAATACTATAACTGTAGACTCTACCACAGGATTTCCAGATTCTTATGGATTACTTGAGATAGATTCTGAAATTATTACCTATACTGGTGTTACTACTAATACCTTTACTGGATGTTCTAGAGGATTTAGTGGAATTACATCTTATAGAGATCCTACTAGCCAAGATGAGCTGATTTTTACTAATTCTGGTATTTCTACGCATTCTAGTGGATCAGTAGTTAATAATTTAAGTGTTAGATTTTTACAAGAATTTTTAAAGAAGGTAAAAAAACAAATAAATCCTGGATTTGAAGAAAGATCCTTAGATGATAGCGTAAATGAAAGATTATTTACAAAACAAATAAAAGATTTCTATTCTTCTAAGGGAACTGATCAATCTTTTGAAATTTTATTTAGAGCATTATATGGAGAAGATGTAAATGTTTTAAAACCAAGGGATTATCTTTTTATTCCTTCAAATTCTAATTATAAAGTTTCAAAACAAATTGTAGTAGAGTCTATTGATGGAGATCCAGAAAAACTTATTAATAGAAACTTATTTCAAGATAATGTATTTGGATTTTCCAAAGCTACAGGTGCTATTAGTGACGTAGAAAAAATTATAAGAGATGGTAAATTATATTATAGAATGAGTCTTGATTATAGTCCAGAATCTACTGAGGTGTTTGGAGATTTTTCAATTCATCCTAATACTAAATTAGTAGATCCTATTTCAGTTGGAGCTACAGTTCTAAGTGTAGATTCTACTGTTGGGTTTGGAACTACTGGTAGTTTGGTTGCTAATTTTGGTGATGGAACTTCTAATACTATAAATTATACTTCAAAATCTTTAAATCAGTTTTTTGGATGTTCTGGTGTTAATAGAACTATTGATTCTTCTCAAGATATAGCAATTAACACTCATGCTTATGGATATTCTGGAATAGGAACTGCAGATGTAGTTAAAGTAAGAGTAACAGGGGTTCTTTCTAATTTAGATGTTAATTTTGAAGATAATAGATATAGTGAAATTGGGGATGTTATTGAACCTAAAGGTTTGGGTTCAAATACTGATAATAAAATAATTAAAAGTTTATTTCCCAATATTTCTACAACTTATAATGTAGAATCTATTGAGTTAATTGACGAATCTAACTTTACCTATAAAATTAGTCTTTTTGATTCTCATAATTTTATTATTGGAGATAATGCTCTTATAAACGATATTGAATGCTCTATTATTGCTCTTATAAGTTCAAAAGATGTATTAATTAAAGGTGCTGGTGAATTATCAATTAATACCAATTATAAAATTAAAAAATTATTATCTAAGGCTAATTTAAGTAATTATCCTTCAACTAACATATTTACAGCAAATGTTCAGAACTCTTATTTAGATGATGATGGAAATACTTATATAACTGCACCATCTATTCCAAATTACTTTAATGATGCTCTAGATATTAGGGATACTGATATTTTATTCTCTGGTTCCTTTGATAATAGTGATACTATCAATATACCTAATCATGGACTAATAACTGGAGAAAGAGTAACTTATGTTGCTGGAGATGGTGATAATAAATTAGATATTACTGAAAGTGAGTATTTTGTTAAAAAAGTAGATATTAATAATATTAAAATTGCTAGAAGTAGTGCTAATATCAATAATGATATTTTCCTCTCTTTTTCTGGTGGTGTTAGTAACAATAAGTTTGAGATATCAGAATTTTCTAATAAATCAATACAATCACAAAAATTAATAAGAAAAATACAAAAACCAGTTAAATCAATATCATCACATTCTACTCGAAGTGGAAAAACTGGTATTTTGGTTAATGGTGTAGAAATACTTAATTATAAGTCAAATGATGTTGTTTATTATGGACCTTTAGATGAAATATCAGTAGTTACTCCTGGATCTGGATATGATATATCAAATCCACCTATACTCGATGTTACCGATGGAGTTGGAACTGGATGTTCTGCTTTTTGTGAAGTTGAAGGTAATATTAGTGAAATTGAGGTTTTAGATGGTGGATTTGATTATACTACAACTCCAACTTTAAAAGTAAGTGGTGGAAATGGAAAAGGTTGTATAGCAACTCCTAATTTGGTATTGAAGGATCATTCTGTTGAATTTGATACAATAGAAACTGCTGGTTTGGTAAATCTCACCAATAACACAATAGGATTCTCAACTTTTCATAAATTCAGAGATGGTGAACTTGTTTCATATAATACAGAGAAACAAACTGCTATAGCAGGACTAAGCACTAATGCTACTTATTATTGTTGCGTTAAAAACTCTACTACTGTATCTTTACATAAAAATTATTCAGATGCTATAGTAGGAGTTTCTTCTATTAATCTTACTGATTATGGAGTAGGCATTCAAGAATTAAAATGTCAGTCTAAGAAAAGAGTAATTAGTTCTGTCAGTATTGGAAATAGTGGTTCTGGTTATAGAAACAGATTAACTTCAATAACTGCTGCTGGAATTAACACATCTTTGAATACTATTAATATTAAGGGTCATGGATATAAAACAGGAGAGAAAATTAGATATAATGCTAAGGCAACTGCTATTACTGGTCTTTCAGATCTAACTGATTATTATGTAACAAACGTAAATGGAGATTCTTTCAGATTATCTGCTGTTGGTGTAGGTTCTACAGCAACAAATTTCTATTTAAATAATAAGGAATATATTGATTTAAAAGATGGTGGAAGTGGTTATCATGAATTTAATTATCCTCCACTTTCAGTAACAGTATCTGGTAATATTGGAGTTGCTACTTTCTCTGGACAAGACTTTAATGCTGTATTAAAACCCTTAGGAAAAGGTTCTATTCAATCAGTTTATGTGGTTGATGGTGGATCTGGATATGGTGCTCAAAATGTTATTAACTATAATAGACAACCAGAGTTTTCTTTAAAATCTGGTAAGAATGCTCAATTGCTTCCTATAGTATCAGTAGAAGGAAAAATAAAAGAAGTATTAGTATTAAAT